TAAAATGTGGGTCTTTATTAAATACTTTCAGCATTACTCCCACCTCCTATTATTACCCTAATTACATCATATTTTTACCTTATCTGCAATTACTACTTATAAACAAAAAAAGACCTTACCAGGATATATTCCCAGTAAGGTCTTTTGTGTATTTACCATTAATCCACACGTCCGCCCTCGTATGGTAGGGAGATGTTTGGATCACCTCAATTCTTGGCTGCTAAGTATACAACGGCACCACCTAATAGGATATTAAGTAACTTACTATTCCGTTGCTGCATTTTCGCTTTTTTGATTTCGTTCTTCTGCTGCTCTAAGTATATTTCTGCTTTCGCTAATGATAGCTTTTGCTCGTTCAGCATCTGCTCTTGCTTTTGCAGTAAGTTCCGTGCTTGTGTCAATTGCGTTTTCTGTTCGTTGATTAAGTTCAACGCTTCTATTAATTCTTGCTTCTGTTCGTTCGTTGAGAGTTTGGCTACTTTCAACTGCATTTCTAATTCGTTGATTGTAGTCAATTGATTGTTGATTGTACTCTCTAACGTGTCGAAGTTCGTTTTCAGCGTTGCGAATTCCTGAGGTGTCAATGTTACTGCTTCTGTTGGTGTAGACCCATACACAGATGATGCAAACAATAAGCACCACAATAGTAATGCAATAGCCCCGATTGGCAGAAAATATAGTTTTAAATTTCTCATACATATATACCCCCTATATATTACTGCCCCATTGTTGAGCATAATATTTGGCTTTACCACGAATTACATCACCGCCGGAACCAGGAACATCACCCTCACGTACAGCCCATAAGTCCCATCGTTCACATGTTGTGGTAGGTCCGTATGGCTCGTGAGCATAATAACCGTCCATGTTATCGGCCGCCTCGGCATGAGTAAGTACGTGTCCGATATCACAAGGAATGCCAAGGTCAACACATAACAGCGCCACGACTTGCGCTAATGTTTCAATCTGCGCATCCGTTGGTGCATATTCGCCAAGATTATCAGTCCATTGCGCTCCATAGGCACAGTCTAAAGCAATACCTACCGCAGAACCATTGCGCATATAGGTATGGTTCTTATGGTCTGTTAATTCGCCATCGATATAGATGTTTCCATCCCTATCAATGTTAATGTGGTAGTCATCAAATTGTTGATTGTACCTACCTGCCGTCCAATGCAAATATATTTTACTAATCTGACTTAAAGCTCTACGGCAATAGTCATTTAAATCAGTAAGACTAACGAGGTGCATTATAATCACTCCTTTCGTTTACTACGGTATTAATCGGTATTTTAGGAGGTTCCTCTAGCTTATCTGGAACACCGTTTCCATCCTTATCAACCCATAACGCCAAGAACCCTACTAGGGCCGTCAATACGGATGGGATAAAGATATGGTCTATTATAGTAATCCCTACATCAATCAACTTATTCATATCTTCAGTAACATGGCCTTTAGCAAACGCCATTATGTATTGAAACACTACCAATAAAATAGGCACTAGCATGATTAGTACTAGTGCCCTTGTTGCAAGAACCCCTGTAGGGTGGAAGTTGGCCACCCTAACAGATTGATATGTTTTTTTTAAACTATTAATGAGCTTTTGAGGTGTGTTCATGAAACTCCCCCTTTAACTCATCTAATCGTGATTCCATTCCTTTTACCCTTGTGGCTAGTTTCACGTGTTCTGTATATGCTTTTACACGTTCTTCACGAGATAACTTAATTTCATTCTTCAAGTCTTTGAGGGTTTCTGTTAGAACCCCCATCTTTTCTTGGAATACAAGTGTATCTTGCAAATGCTGTAAATCACGCTTTTCTAACAGCGGAAGTACCAATACTTTATAGGTAAGGCCCGCGACTATACTAACTATAGTTAGCGTTGTTAGTATATCGTTAAGTTCGAATTGCCATGTCCACATTTAACTATCTCCTTACTAAAGTATTACACTGGCTTCCACATTTTAGTATAGATATCCCACTTCTTGGTTTTATCATAGTTATAAACCTCTAAACCGATTTTGTGTAAAGAAATATCACTAGGTGGAACAGATTCATCTGCCACTATAATTTTATTAATACCATACTTATTGCCATAAACATCACTTAAGTTTAAGTTACTATCTTTCCACACAAAGCTAGGGATATTTAAAACTAAAATACTAGAAGCGGTAAAGGCTTGGCTGTCAATTTCAGTGGCTTTAGGCAAATTTACAACAGAATATTCACAGCCTACAAAAGCTTCGGCGCCTACTTTAACTACATTAGGGCAAGTTAATTCTCCTTCTAAATCAGATTTTCCGTAGAACTGTTTAGGCAAAATCTCGGTAGCAGTGGCTGCATCAAAAGTAGGCGCAGGGTTCGGACCTGGTTGTGGTTGAGGTGGTTGATTCTTATTTGCTAAATTGTTAATAATCCCAACAATCTCACTATCAGAATATCCTTTACTATATGCACCTTTTACCGCATCAAGGATATATCCATAAGTACTAGCAGGCTCAATGCGGTTGATCTCTTCAGCAAATTTGAAGAGTTTCCCTTCAGATGCTATTCCCTTAGATTGGATAGCATCCCTAATATTAGTAATATGACCACCAAATTTATCTAACTCACCCATTAAATCATTAATAATTGCTTGTTTTGGTCTTGACATGTTAGTTACCTCCATTAATTTGCTTTAATATAGTAATAATTTGCTCAAGTTCATCTTTAACAATGAACTCTGAAATGTCAGGTGCTGGGCCTGTTAATCCTCTAGGACCTGGTTCTCCAGGGTCCCCTTTTAGTCCCTTCTCACCTCGGTCCCCTTTTTCTCCTTTGAGTTGTTGTTTTTGGCTTTCGGTTAAATCTTCAAAACGTACTTGTAATTTGATAATTTGTTTATCATCTTTAATATTTATGTTGTCTTCAGCGTCTACATAAACATTAATATCATTCATATTATTTACCTCTATTGCTGACGCCTTCAAGAATAGTTAATTGACCTTTGACGAGACATTTAACAGGTCTATCTCCGGCCCAAACAAATAAATCCCACGCGTATTTGCCGTCAAGTAATTCTTTTGTATCCAAAGAAAGGATAATTCTACAACGTTCGCCTGTTGCTAAATTATCCTTTGACACTGTGATATTGAATTTGGCTCGATACCGTTCATCATAAGTAAACTTTCTTACACATGAAAACAAATCTTCTGGATCTACTTCGACATTATATCCAATCGTCAAGGTGATGAACTCGCCCTTAATAGCTGATAGATTATGTTCAACTGGTATCATATTTATCACCACCTATGCTTTTTTTACAGCAATACAAATGTAATTGGCGACGCCTGGAATAAAGATCTCTTCACCGTAACGTCCTTTTTCGGCAACGCCATTCCAGCTTTTAGATACACCTTGAGTGCCTATTAAACGCGTCCCTACATGTACCTTTCTTCCTTCTCTCCAACATTCGAGATTAATCATATTCCGCGGATTGCCTTCGTCAACATCAAGATAGTATCTTTCTACATTGGATTGATTTACGGACAATAACCATTGGCACTCATCTTCTGTAAATCCTTCAGGAATCGGAAGTGTTTGTCCGTCGCGAGCACTACCATATGTAACGCTAATATCCGGAATTGTTAGAAATGGGTTAAATGCTGGATTGCCGTCTTTTCCAAACCAGCCCGGCCTTTCTTTACAACATAGATTAGAAGCTCTAGTATTTTTATAATTACCTAAGTCTAAGTTAGTACCACCACCATCGCTATCCACTCCCCCATCTGAAATAGTATGATAGTCTCCGCCGGCTTTGCGTTGAATTTTAATAATAGCACTTGTAGCTATGTCTAAATCGCCCGTCATAGTGTCGCCGGATTTTTTTACGTAAGAGTCATCTAGCTTTGTATTAATATCATCAGATAGCTTATCCGCAGTAACGGATTTATCTGCGAGTTTAGGGGTTGTAACGCTCTCATCTTTTAGCTTCCGAGTAGTTACACTCGCATCAGGGTGATCGAGTTCATTTAATTCTCGATGGTCTTTTAATGAATTTTGCAGTCTACCAAAGAAATCATCAATCTTTTGCCAGTTATCATTTCTAAGATTGACATCATATTTGTCTGACTCCAAAGGTTTAAGCAAGTTCATTATTGGCGTATAATTTGCCATTATGGCAACACCTCCTGGTTCAATGCAAAATGAATGAATTCAGCTAGTTCTTTATGGGTAAAGCGCGACAAATCAATGTGGCGGTTATAAAGCAAATCTACGTCAAAAATTAGGTTCATTGGAATAATTTCTTTAAGCATATTAGCAACGATGTCACGTTGTTTCTTTACTCCTAATGAAATCTTAAATTTGATGCTGTAATTATTAAAATCTTCTATGATTTTATAATTTCCTTCACCACATAATGTATCTAGTAATTCACGTAACTTAATCATAGTGTAAGGACGTTGCCCCAAAAGTGCAGCTAATATAGCAAAACGTCTTGTATCAGATGAATCGGTAGGCCCAGGTTGAAGTTCAAGAATTTTTTCCCATTGAGACAACCCATAATCATCAGCTGTATAAATATATTGTTCTTTGAAAATATTAATGAGTAAATCCCATATAGCTTGAACCTCAATTGATTCAATTCTATACACTTCTTGAATATCTGCAGCATCTTTGGTCACAGGAACAGCATAGTCCGAAAGATTGATTAAACGTTTAAACGTTCCAAAATTAATTGTATTGTTCATATAGCCACCAACTCTACTGTACCCAATACAGGAATCTGATTATCTTTAAGGTCTAGTCGATTGATAGCACGATCATTAATTTTAATCGTGCCCACATCAATCACATTATCGATATCGATTAGTAGCGCCGTAATAATTGAGGTTCGCACTGATATAAAATTGCCTTCATCTTGAGTTGACCATTCCTCACAGCGTTTCAACAACTTATCTGATATTGCTTTTTCAACCTTAGATTGTATTTCGCTAACTGGGTGTCCAGCTTTCATGTTAACTTGAATTTTGTAGTTAATAGTAATAGGTTCCGCAGATACAACAGTAACCGTATGCCCTATAGGAGCTAAGCCGTAGCCTTTCCCTTGGTTAGGCCCTGGGTCAAATGTATTTTGAACTTCTTTAACTAACTCATTGTCAGCCTTTGCAAATTCACTATTAACTATTACAAGCTTTACTGTCCCCCCTCCATTCCAACAGCGGTACACTTTAACCCCACCAACACCGGCGATAGCAAGAGCTTTTTTCTTGTAATCTGCGCCATTGCCTCCGTAGGCGTTTGACTTAATCGCATCAAAATAACGCTTACGAAATACTTCAGTATCCTCTTCGTCCTCACCAGGCGTGATTAGCTTAGTAATACTTGCCTCCGTAAGGCCGTTAATTCCTGTAATCGGAGTTATAGTTCCGATACTATTATTAACGATACGTCCTGCAGTTTCAGCTTTTAATTTATACCGATGTTCAGCATTATTAATAAGCTCCTTTACTGTGAAATTATACTCATTAAAATTGAATCGGCTTCCAATAGGGACTGCAATATTAAACTTCCCCTCGAACTCTGCAAAAGTTGCAGCCTCAGGAATAATGTTGAATTCTGCAGCACGTAATATCAGATACTCGCGATTTGCAGTAGTAGCAAAAGACTGTTTCAAAATCACATCAGCCATAATATATAATTCGGCCATTTCGAAAGCAGCTGGAGCTACGCTATCGAACATAACGGACCCCTCTCGTTTATCGTAACGATCACTTGCCCGGTCTAAGATTCGTTTTGTAATCCTACTCGATGTCATGTGCTCATACAATACCTTTCACCCCCTTTTTTATTCCTTGTAATGTTCCATAAATAGTATCGACATCAAATTCAACCATGACATCACCGCCATTGTTACTAAATTCAAAGTTATGGACCTTTGTGATTCTATCATCATTTAATAGAGCCTCTTCAATACGTCGTTGCAGCTCAGCGTAAACGTATGGGATAGGCTCTCCAAATAGATCTTGTAACTCAATGCCATAGTTCCAACTATATATAAGATATTGATATCGTTCTGTATTAATGATTTTATAAATCGCTTGTTCTATGGCAGACAGTTTATCAGCGTACCCTCGTATCTGACCATCTGTCCTAAAGTCAATAGCATGTGTAAAAGATGGCTCAATATAATTCACAGTATCAGGGATTAGCGTGTCACTATTCTGTTTTGGTAAAAGTAAGTTCTCTGCCATTATTTAGTTGTGCACCCCCTATTCGGATTGTACCAACGGTCTAATGCAATGTATCGTTGCCCGCCAGTTTCTTTTAACATTATAACTTTGTCTCCTACAACTAGCTGATTATGTATAAGGTACTTCTTACGTCCCTTATACTCGTGGTTATGGCTTGCAAATTCTGCATATCCACCACCACCTGAACGGTTTTCTGTAACATGATCAACGCTCATTTCCATAGTCCATTCAGAGGTATTCTTTGTAAGAACAATATTTTCCTCGGGTATGGTTAACTTAGGGTCGATTTTAATCTCTAATGGAGATGCACTTACGACTTCGCCAACGATTACCTCCATAGGCTCGCCATTTTGAATAACAGTACTTGCAATTTCTTTAATTATGTTTACAATTTTAAAGTATTCTGTATCCATTATGTCGCCCCCATTCTAATAATCTTGGTTGGAGCTTCATCATTACGCCATGCATAATTTACATTGCCATACTTCATAGCGTACCCCTTGCTCGATGAATTACCAAAGCACCCTCCAGCACCATCGGCGATAACAACATGATCATCGTTGCCATAAAGTAACAAATCACCTTTATTTGCGTATCCATTGTATTGCTCCGTAACATACCCTTTTGCTTCTAGGTTATTTCTGAGTGTATCAACTCTTGATGTGCCTTTGTTGTATTCATCTGCGAGGTCTTTGTTATAATACGAGCCAGCAGCACACGCAGTATCTACACAACCCTCACTACCATATTGGCTAACCCTGCCATTGTTAGCGTTGAAAGCTGTATCGACTTGGCCAGAAGTTCCACCTGCAGCCGTTGCGCTGCCAGACTTGATTTTCTTGGACGCTTCAATCTTTTTAACGGCTTCAGCGTCCTCGTCTTTTGCCACTTCATACACAGCATCATTATCAACATATCTCAAATCTAAATCCATTCCGTGAAATCCTGTTTTAAACGTATGTGTGACTGATGTAACCATTATGTAGTTATTAACTGTGATATCCCCAAAATTACGATTGATATAAACCAAAGAACCGCCACGTACCCGTACATCTCCGATAACATTTTTCAGTTTAATCTCCCGAGTCTTCTTGTTCTTGTGGGCCATAATTGCCTTAGCTTCAGCTACTGCATTAATATCCTTCTCTTTAGGAATTATCAAATACTGTAAGCGACCCCACTTAGCAATGTTCTTGTCATCTTTAGCAATGAACGTATTCTCTAACTTACTAGAAGCGCCATTAGGAACTGTACGTATGATTTTTACATAGTTGTAAGTATCTTTATCAATAGAAGTTGTATATTGCACATCTTCCATACACTCATCATCAATATAAATATCGGTTTTCATACTCTCAAATGACGCTAATCTCAATTCGCCATTATCATCGAACAGATGATAAAAAGCATGATTGGGCGTAAATATGACTGTTTTATCCAATAATTGACAAATCATTTCTTGTAATGATTTGTCCTTAAATACGGTTTTTGGTTTGTCAGGAGTTTTCCATACGGTATTGTCCATGTAGCCACACTTCAATCCAAAGTCCTCTGCCACCATCTTAATAAACTCAGTTGCAGTCATCGCACCAATAACATAGCAGTCTTTATTTTTTAAATAGCGTAATTGATCATAGCAAGTAACGGAAATTGTGTTTTTTCCATCACGTTGCTTTTCAAATATAAATCCAAAGAATACTGCTCCTCCGTTCAAAGTAAACTTTACGGTATCCCCTTCATCAAAATTTAGATTTGGATCTTTAGGCACTTTGAAGGTCATCTTACTAGGCACACAGTCAATAGCTCTTGTGATTTGTATATCGTCTTGTGGCTCAACTAACCATAAATCTCCAGTATTCTTATTCCTAATGGTTAACTCATAGTGTAGTTGTATCGGCATAGGTATCGGAGTGATAATGCCGTTAATTTGAGACTGCTCAGCAGTTTTAGATTCATTTACAGCCATTCACTGCCACCTTCTTTTTTAAGTTGGATGACTTGTCCTACCGCCAAAGCAGCAGGGACTGCAATCTTATTAAGAGCAGCAATTTGAAATAGATTGTCTGTATTTCCTAATTGCTTTTTAATAATTTGCTGGAGCGTTTGTCCTTTAGACGCTTTAGCTTGGGTGGCTACTGTTTTGTCATCTGTCGGTCTATCCTGTTTAACGCTGCCTTTTGCAACGCCATCCTTATCAGTCTTGATTTCAATACGTTTAGCCCCCCATGGTTTCCACTGCTTAAGCGAAACATTAGCATATGAATCAAAACCATTATCAGCATCTTCTTCGATGGTGTAATTTTCAAGTGTACACTTCATGTTAGTCATTGATAGCATTTGTCCGTTTGGTTTCATCCGAACTACAATGAATTGGAATACGGTCTTAGTGGTCTTAAGCTTTTCTAACTCATCTATGTAATATTTAGCTTTTTTAGATTTAAATAACATAGATTCGTTAAATGGATAGTCAGAGTTAGGTAAGAGGAATTTGAAAGCCACATCAGTGAGCCCTGCGGGCTTTATAATGTTCACTTCACCTTTACCTAGTAAATCCATAGTTTCATTTTTGCCATTTATTGTTGTAACCAATTCCTTAGGGGGAATCGGTATTTGCATCGTTCCCATATAGAAGTAATACATTTAGATCCCCTCCCTTTGAATTGTAAATGCGTCTTTCAAGCCTTTTGAAATCTGACTTGTAAAGCCGTCTAAATCTGTACCGTTATTTATTTCTACATCGTTATTCATTTGGATGTGAATGATATTAGCATCTTGCCACTTCTTCAACGACTTATCGATAGCACTTTCACGAAGCGCTTTGATTTCCTCGTTTGTCATGTCGATAGACTTGGCAATCTTGCCGGTGTTCTTGGCAGTCTTACCTGTATTTTTCTTAGTCTTATTGGCCGCATCATGATCCGCGCCCGGAGTAATTTTGCTCGCATCAAACTCTTGAGGAGTTTTTATGTTAGGCATATTAGGCATCAAATCACCAAGGCTAAAGTTAGCCCCAATGTTGTAACCTTCCCCAAAAGTTCCTGTGACGCTAGAATAATCCATCTTACCCATGATGGTAGTTTCACCGCCGGCAATCTCGAATCGTTCTAATACGCCAGTAGACCCGTCGACTTTATCGATATTTACACCAGGGATTTTATTGATCGCATCAATGATATCGTTAATTCTAGCTTTTACAAATTGCCAAATACCATTCCATATATCAATAAATAAGTTACCGACTGCATGTAATGGGTCTTTGAATACGTTGGCTAAGAAATTAACAAATGCTGCGATGATATTCCAGCCCAATGCAAATACATTGAAAATAACGGAACCGAAAGCCCAAAAAGCGCCAACTACGATTCCTAGCACACTAATATTCGCTTCACAGAAATAGTTAATAGCTTCTACCGCTAAGTAGATTATGACTATAACAGCAACAATCAACCCTATAATCCAAGTTAACGGGCATGCATATAATGCAGCGTTTAGGCCTTCTTGCGCAACAATCATAGCTAACAGAGCAGCCGTTTCCGCCCAATCCGCTACCGCCTTAATGGCCATAGCACCCGCAGCGATAATTGTCCTACCAGCCGCTATACCTGCTTGAATTGCATAGAACGCCATGACACCACCTAATACCATCATTGCTACATACATGATAGAGGAGTGCTGTCTAACAAAGTTTGATAATGTGTTAAACGCCCATACTGCCGTATTAATCGTTTCACCTATAACGCCTACGAGCCAATAGAATACTGGTGCTACTGTTTGAATAGTTTCTGTTACGTTATCTACTAGCTCACGAATACCCTCGCTATTGGCAAGGTCAGATATTCGTTGGAACACAGGCTCGAACGCCCGAATAGCTTTATTCTTAATCGACTGCATATGATCGCCCCATGTTTTAGGAAGCGACTCAAACTGCTTTTCAATCTCAGGCAAGTTATTCATAATAGCGTTTTTAATGACTTCAGCAGTAATCTTGCCTTCCGAGGCTAGTTTCTTAAGTTCGCCACGGGATACGCCCATTGATTTAGCAATAATGTTTTCAATCATAGGTGCATTTTCTGCAATCGAGCGGAATTCATCACCTTGTAATTGTCCACTGGCTAACCCTTGCGTTAACTGAAGCATGGCGTTCTTTTGTGCTTCTTTCGATGCACCACCAATAGCGAATACCTTTTGAATACCCTCCATAAATTCTACAGCTTTTCTTGGGTCCGGGAACGCATCATGCGCGGATTGGGATACTTGGATTACGGCGTCAGCCATTTCCAAATACCCGCCTCTTGCACGCTGTGCGGATTCAAATATCTGCTTATTTAGGTAAATAGCATTTTCTTGGCTTCCGGCTACCAATTTAAGGCGAGCTTGCACCTGTGCCCATTCGGTAGCAGTATCTTGAATCGATTCTATAGCACCTTTTATAGCGCCAATACCATTCATTACCGTACTAGCCAACAGATTACCAGCAAAGCTGTTCATGATTCCACCCATGCTAGCTTTTAGCGTTTCACTAGCATTTGATACGCCAGTCATCTTATTATGTAGCGTGCTCATGGATTGATAGGCTTTAGTCGTTGCGTTTGCGGCTGCGTTCATAGCATTAGGAATATTAGTTGAGAGGCTTATATAGTTAGAAAGTGTAGCCATTCATTACCCCCTTTTTGCCTTATTCATTTCATCTTGCTCATCTTTTGCATGTTGCTGAATAAAGGCAATTACTACAGCCTTTTCATTCATGTCCATATCCGCAAAAACAGAAGGTCGCATATGGTATTTAACAAATGCCAAATATGCGAACATCGTTTCTGTTTCATTGGATTCTAGGAGTTTTTTACTTCTTTTACCTTATCTTCCATGCCGACATCATAGCCTTGGGCTTCTGTTACTGCTGCCAAAAGGTCAGCGTATTCACCTGGTGTGAGCATTGCTTTTACTAACTCAACCGGTTCGGTAACGCCCCAGCTATCTTGAAGTTCCGCATCATAAAGATTAGGATACGTGATTGCCTTAGATAGCACATCTTCATTGTATGCAGTTGCGTCGAAACGTTCTTCAGATTGACGAGTGATGCGGTCAGTAACACGCTTAGTATATTTCTTACGCATTCTTTCTGTTTCTTCAGTAGCTAGCGTTTTAATCTTCCATGCTACTGGCTCACCATTCACTTTGATACGCTTAGATGCTACGTATTCAGTTTCATTGACTACATCAACGTTTTGTTTAAGGAATGCACTTAAATTTTCAGCCATTGTAAAAACCTCCTATAAAATAAGGGAGCAAGCACTATGCTTGCATCCCATCTAATTCATTAAAGTGTTGAACATATTTAACACCTTCATAAGTGAAATTATGTTCTTGCTCAATATATTTACCATCAGCATCGAATTCTGCTGCCGTTAATTCATCAAGGTTTACGCCTTTTAAAATAACGGAACGTCGACCAGCTTTAGAAGTTGGATCATGGTTAACTACTTGCATGTCAAAATAAGTATCAACACCAGTCTTTAAGTATTTTTCAACCATCTTATCAAACAATGCTGTGTTGTGGTAAATCGTTAAGCTGCCACTATATTCAACAGAAGTGGACTTGTTTCCGGCACCAATGCGGCCCAAAATAGCTACTTTTTCTTTATTCTTTTTGATTTTTGCGCTTAACTTCTTAGCCTGGAACAGCAAGTATCTATTACCGTCGGACACGATATAACAAGATGCCAATTTGGAAGAAATGACATCAGCTGCTTCCATCGTTTTCAAAGCATCTAAAATTTCATCTGCCATATGTTACCTCCTACGCCACTACAACAGTCATATATAATTTTTCCATTGCAACAGTTGGTTGCAATTGGACGTCAACAAGAACATCTTCTTTATGTTCGCCTTGACTAGGAATAGGAATATCCTTATCTGTAAAGTTTTGAATTGCACGCACACGAGCATATTCTTCAGCCAACGCTACCAAGTCATTCCAAAGGGCCTCACGGTCAACTTGATCATTCTGAGATTTACCAAGATAAGTTCTATTGAATAAACGCGCAGAATCAACCGCCCAATTATCAAGAACCCTAATAACCTGGTTCATAGCAAAGTCACGTGTTTTTTCTTTGCTAAATTCAGTAAATGTATTGATGTCTTTCAACACACGAACATCCCCTTGGATGTTTCCGCTTACCGAGTCAGATACAGTGTGGAACACAAACATACCATTGGTAATCGCTTGTTGTAATTCATATTGTTTGTACTTAGCATTAACAGTATATTCGCCATTATAGATAGTATTAGTTACAGATTTATTAATAGGGCAAGACGCTTCTTGACCTAATGTCCAATACACTAAAGAGCCTTTTTCTGCGCCAGTGTCAGTAACATCGTTCAATACAGAAATAACACCTTCATCGTTAACCTTTTGTTTGCCGTGAATAACCAATTGGAACTTAGCTCCAGTTTCTGTTCGTGCACGTTTAGTAAAGTTAATTAACAAGGACTTGATTGTGTCATCCGCACCAGCATACCCAATTGTATTGAAGTAGTACGGCTCTAACATTCCTAATCCATCTTGGTAGTTTTGAGCTGTAATTGCTGCGCCATTCGAACCACCGGTCAATGGAGTGTATGCAGTAGCAGTTAATTGAGCAGAACTTTTGAAGTCTACATAATCATTAGACGCAATGTCTGAAATTACCCCGATATTACGTTGTTCAGCCACTACTTTACGAACACCATCACTTGTAAGGTATGTCGTTACAACATACTTGCCGCTATTATCAGGGTCTGCCTGAATAGATACCCCTAAGTCGTTACCACGAACACCGCCATATTTAGCAGTAGCAACCGCATTGCCCGCTTTTACAGCATCACTATTCAAGCGATAAAAATAACCTGTTTTGAGCCCAATGAACAGGTCACGTAGACCTTTTAATTTTTCATGAGCATAATCATAACCAAAGATTTTTTGACAAGATTTTTGGAAGTCGTCGCTATCAACGCGAAATACTTCACCTGTTGGGCCCCAATCTAAGCTCAACATCATCGCACCAAAACCACGATCAGATACATCTGTACTAGCGCGCAATTTAGATACGAAATTAATATATGTACCTGGCATTACTTTGTTATAAAACAAAAATGTACCGCCGCCTAAAGCCATATGTTAGCCTCCTATTCATTAATATCAACAATAACAATGCGCGATAGTTCTCGCGCCAACAGTTGTTCGATTTCTTTGTGAGTATACATCACAGAAGTATCGAGTACAGCGTTTAGCAAGTCCGCATAGCGGCCATACGTTTCAGACTGTACGATTTGTTCAACACTAAAGCGTGGCTCATCCTGAACCGGCACTTGTGTTTCTTGTGTTTCTTTAGCCATCTTTTAACCTTTCTGTTAATTCCATTCGTTTCATATGATCAATTGGTTTGGATACGGCGCGGAGTATATTTTCGTACGTTACGAAGAAATGTAACACCCCATCAGAAATCTTATACTTCATTCCAGTCCCCATAATGGTACGTTCCCCAACTTGTACAAATTCAAGTAATTGATATAACACTCTAGGAATATCAATAAGTTTTCTCGTATCTGTAACAACATCAAGATTATTGGCGTAATACATGATATCTAAATCCAAAGAGATATTATGTAATTCGCCAACATGTCTATTCATACTAGGTTCAATCACCTTAATATAGGCACATGGGAATGTTATATTGTTCTCTTTGAACTCAAGGTATATTGGCACATTTAATGCCTTATGTACTGCCTTAGACACGGCTGTTAATACATCAGAATCCACCATGTTCTTCAACCCATTTCTTTAATGTAATGTCCATAATACGTTTAGTATTCTTGTTGACTACCTTTTCTGCCTTTTCATGCATGTACGCACCGTCCACCCAAGAATTTTTCAATCTGCCGCCCTGCATTACGCCTCCTTTAGATTGCCCAAGCCACGGCAAGAATTTGCCAACCTCTTGCCGATGTCCATCATTAAGAAAAGATGCATATGAAGAGGTATTAAAAACCTTAATTCTGCCTGTTCTATTACTCAATCGATATTGACCAACGCTCCAGGACTGCCGTGTATGTTCAGTATCAAAGTATTTTGTTTGGACTTTACCGTTCTGCATAAATTTAACAGAACGTTTTCCAACTGGAGTATTTAGCTTAGCTTCTCGTACATACACACTAGACAATTCCTTCAAAACTTGTTTGTTGAATTTTTGAAGATTCCCTGATTGACTTAATTTGACTAAACTACTATTAAATGCAGCAAATTCTTTTAGATCAAATTCGACACCCATATCAATGCACCTCTAAATTTTCGAGCTGCACCTCTTGGTGGGTATCATATTGTGCCGGAATCGAAGCACTGCGAAAAAACTGCTTTGTATTTCGTCCTACGAGCTCGATTCTAGCTCCTTTTGGTATGACTATATCCGGAGCGGTGAAAAGTACCGTAATGGTGCTAAATTTCGAAATTTCAGCGATTTGACCTGTAGAGAGAGTTTTATAGCTGATTCTACAAGGAAATGGACCCTCACGCCTGGATGTTTTATTCATAATTCCAGTGTCAGGGCCCATCGCATCGATTTCAGAAATAACATAACAAGTACAATCATACAAACATTCTAATTGACGTCTAGCAAGATTTACCATCTTAGCTGTCGGAAGCATGCTAAGTCACCCCTTCCGTACCCACTCAAAGTAGTAGCTAGCTCTTGGAGTCTAGTCGCTTTATCAGATCCTTTGAATTGGACTTCAGTATCACCCATTTTAATTGAACTTGCCATCTCCCCATCAGCTTCAATCAATTTATTTTTGTTTGTCGTGATATAGCTACCAATTACACGGTATATAAGCACGTGTTGTAGTTCGCTAGGTAGTTCAACCTGATTAATATCATTGAGGATATGTTGCGTTTCCACATTAATCACATACCCAATGATATTTATATCAGAAATTGCATCATACCCAAGCCACGATTCAAGGAGCTGTAAAACCATCTCTTTCGTGGTCATTGTGATCACCTACTATTTTTTAAACGTAGCTTTTACGACTTTAGATTGATTAGTTAATGCCACCACATAGTGTTCATTGGCCACAATTTTGTCTAAGCCTTTTTCAGGAACACGGTCTACTTCGACCATGACATCACGTTTAATGTAGATTGTTGCAGCAGGCAATACAGGAGTGCCATCTTCTACTTCAGCACTTACAGCAACAATGAAGTTATCGATATTAGCTTTAGAGTCATCAATGCGACGAGATGTTACAACACGACACCCGGCAATCATACCGATTTCACCAGTCATCATTACGTCATTGCCGTATTTTGTTTTGTCAATAAAATCAGGGTCTTTACGAAGAGCAGTGATTTGAGAAGGTGCAACGAACAAATATTTTTCAACGTAGTCTTCTTCGTTTAATTTATCTACTGCGTTAACTACACCTGCATAGGAAATAGCTTTTGTGTCAGTAATTGTAAGAGTCGCACCACCAAGGGCTGCTACAACATCTTGATCGATTTTGGATGCAATGGACAAACGCAACTGATGAGTTGCTTCACCTACAGGATCACCATATCCAGAAAGTTTAGCTTCGTCGGTAATGTCAACACGTTTCATTGCTTTTTTGATTGTTGCTTTAGCGACGGAAGTAGACATTTGAGTTGCGGTAACTTCTGCACCTTCCGCGATGTCTTCAGCATCACCAATATACCCCCATGCCGGGATTGTAATTTCGTTACCAGGTGCACCAGCTAAAGTATCATCAATTTTAGCAATTGGTGTAAATTTAATTGCTTTTGGCAACCCAGCAGACACCATATCGGCCATAACTTGCGGATTAATTACATTAGTCGTTTTAGTTGGGCCATCAGCGAATGTTTGCAAATTAAAAGAGAATTGTTTATTCATTTGTGATTCCTCCTGTCAATGAATTATAAAGTTCGATATTTTTAGAATATAACTCCGCTCGTTGAGAATATGTCATTTTTGCGAAGTCTTCTTTGGTTACTGTACCGTCTGCAGATTTCCCACCAGGATTACCTGGTGCTACGCCTTTAGGTGCAGATGCTTCACCAAATAAATAAGGATTAGCTTTCGCAACTTCAGCAAGTTGTTCATCTAATCCTTTAATTTTGCCGTCCTTTACTTTTGCATCTTTTAAATCCAATAAAGCCCGGACTGCAACGTTGTTTTTAGCTTTTGCGTTGGACAATGCTGCGTTCACAATATTGTCAATTTCAAGTTGTGCGATTTTACCCTCGTATTCAGCTTTGCGGGTTTCTGCATCAGTTTTCATTGATTCAATTTGTTTCGCAAGCTCCGCATTATCTGCATTAGATTTTTTGAGGTTATCAATTTCGCCATTAAGAGTCGTTAGCTCACCCTTAACGGATTTAAGTTCCTCATTCTTAGAATTAAATTGATCCTTAGAAACATAGTTCTTGCCATAGTCCTCAACGACTTTAGCTGCCTGTTCCTCAGTTAATCCTAATGCTAATAATTCTTCCTTAGTCATAGTGACCTCCTTAAATAAAATACCCATTTCGCTTTATTTTCGTGAGCTACACCTCACGTCTACGGTCTTGTTAGTTATCGCCCAACAATACTAAAATGGCAATAAAAAAGCAGCGGTTACGCTGCTAATTAGTTTAAATATTGTTTTTCCCACTCATCATAAGTAATAGCGCCATCATAATCGATGCTTTTTTCTGCTTGGCTTCGACCTGTGCGCGTTTCACCTTCTAGCTCAGGAATATAAGGAATGGTTGTTGATCTGCAATAACAATGAAATGGGGGGACAGTAACGCCTGGTTTAGCATCGACTAATCTCACTCGTTTTCTGTCCATCCGTCTGCAGATCGGTGATGTACGACTATCTAAGGTAGCTAATATTTCTAACTCCTCAACTTCAAGTTCTTTCATGCTGTCAAGGAAGCCTTGTTCATGTACCCTTGCCGTCTCAGTTTCAACTAAGCGTTTAGCATTACTGTACGATGTTTTCATTCGCTTATGTAGATTATCTGCCATCGTATCCGCCCCTTGTCCAATAATAAGGGCCTGAGTAAAGTCATTCTGTAAATTTGCAACCAGCTTTGATGTATCACTCCATATTCTACTACTAAAATCTTGCCCATCACTAGCCCATTGGCTATGAACGACGCTTTCAACGCGTTTACTATCAATCGTATTTATATTGGAATATGATCCTCTCTGCGTTTGAGCAGTATATGCGGACTTATACGCGGAGGATTGATACACATCTTTCAACAAATCATTAATAGAAATGCTCTGCTTTTGAGCTAGTATTTCAAGCTCATGAATCACATTGATATACAACATTTGCTCACGACTTAATCGTTCACGGATGGATGCATTCGATAGCATTTGTTGATGTTCTTCGGACACACCGAGCTTCTTAGCTTCTGCTTTGAATTCAGCCAGGTCCATTTTAAAGGCTTTCATCTCATAGGCGTTCAGCAGTTTCCTTGCTTCGGCTAATTGGATGCCGTTTTCTGTTGCAAATCGACGATACCAATCATTGATAGCCTTTTCTATTCGCCGTAATGCCCTAGCGTAGTTAGCTTTGATTTCATCATCAGTGAGATTCGCTTTTTGAAACGATTCATCTAGTAATCGCTCATACCGTTTATCCCAGTAATCATTCGCCATCTGCCTCACCGCCGTTCGGTACAACAAAATCTGCTGTTACTTCGGACTGCTCCTTTTTTACTTTCGCAAGCTCTTCCGCAGCGTCTGTCGTCCACGGATGATTTGCAATGATAGTTTCATTGGATATAATGCCAACTGAATCTTTACAGTTTTTGATTGTATCGCCTTCATTAATAGGCAGGTCGCGATTGAATATGAAGTCCACTTCTTCAACTGCATTTTGATTGGTTAAACCGCGATATGTGTTAACGAACCACATTAAATCATGCAGGCTAGATTTAAACTCCAACTCCATTTCATTGGCATCTAAATCAATATCGGAATACATTGACATGATATTCATTTGGTTAGGATTATTCGACATGCGATCATCTTTAGCATCAAATCCTCGACCATTTTCAATAATAGCCTTTCGCAAAAGATTTATCAGCAACTGATAGTTGTCACTATTCACTTCGATTTTAAGCGCTTTTACATCGCCATTAACACCATCAACCGTGCGCACTTTAATTGCCCCATATGTAGCTAGGTTTTGTCGGAATTCAGCAAGATTCTGCCCATCATAGTTCTGCAAAATTAAGATTGTACTACGAATATCCTCTTCCATGTTGTCCTGGAAGTTAGAAAGCAATCTATTTAATGCATCTTGAAGTGATTTTACTTTGATAATAAGCGGTTGCTCAAATTCATTAGCTCGGAACATGATCAAAGGAATGCGTTCCCAATTATACGGCTTATCGTCAATAGCAAAGTTAGCTGTGTTTGTTTTATCTGCATCAGGAAGTAGTCGTTCCATATCCCAAACGTAATATTGAATACCTGTTGGAGTATAATACTCTACCTTATGAATGGTTTTAGTTTCCATTCCGGTGTAGTATTCAATATCGTAAAGGTACAAAAACGCATCCAGTTGCGTGTGTTCCTCATCAGCCCAAAATGGTAACACCTGATGCGGTTTCATCATTTTGAATTTAAGAGAACCGTCAACACCAATATAAGGGTGAATATATGCCTTGCCAGCCATAGTAGCGAATTTCCCAACAGACTTTAATAGTCGTTGGAATTGAATGCCAAACAGCTTATCTAATTCGTCATCATCTACATTAATATCTAATGGCTTAGATAATAAGTAGTTAACCTTTTGATCAACTAGATCATCGAATCGATTATCTACAATCTGATTGTTAGGCACACCTTGTAACGCAAGTTGTTTGCCACCCTCACCAACAACACATCGTTGCTTAGTTAGAATGTCATGCTTCCCATTGTAATAATCAATAGCAGTAACCATCGTTTTACGTTGTTCACTAGCTAAGAAGTTGCGAAGTTGCACTCGCAAGAATTCTCGCTCTGACATCGTAGCTGAACCTTTTATAATACGGTCCCATAGCTGAGATAATATCAATCAAACGACCACCTTTCTACATTAATATCTTCCAAACCATACCGCATAGCATCCATAGCATGGTTATTTTCGTCCTCAGGTTTCCCTGTGTATTTATCAAATCGATCTTTTGCCCATTGGTACGTGGATAACTCACGCAGCACATTAACGCATCTTGGGTGAACAATCAATTCGTAGTCTTGTATTCTCTGGATACCGTTTAATATGCTGTCCTTGCCCTTGCGCGCCCTAGTTATCCCTTTGAGACCTGCCTGGTACAATTCCTCAATGGATTTAGGCTCAGCACTATCGGCTCGAATCTTCTCTTTTGCGTAGCCCATATCAATGATGCGGGACGCTAATTGTTGATTCGTAAGCCCTGTTTCATACAGCTCATCGAAGATATAGATTTCCTTATTCTTCATATCAACTAGCATACACACTAGCGCTGTAGGGTCTACTGTATAACCAAAATCAAGGCCAAACGCGGACTTGATATCGGGTCGCCATCTAATTGTATCGACATTAAAGTCATATTCTTTCCAGTTTTCGTAAACCAGGCCTTCAACAACGCCCCAGTTACCTAAGCCGGCTACTTGATACCGCTTAGGGTTCTTCTTCATTTCCTCGAACAGTACTAAGTCCGATTCACTCAAGAACTCGTTACACAGATAATTCGTAGTCATGGCTAATACGTTATCACTAGGTTCATCGAAAAAGCGTTTCTTTAACCAGTGCCTATCTGACCACGGGTTAAACGTAAGCACTACCTGGTGATACAGACCTTCGGGTAACTGGCCACGAATAGATTCATCCAGTTTGTTGAAAGCGTCCTCGCTCATAATCTCGTAGGCTTCTTCTATCCAAAGCCTACACAGCGCGCCAACTTCAACCGTGATTGATGTTACTTTCAACGGATCATCAAGCCCACGGAACAGGATTTTTTGTCCAGTTGGGATATAGGTTATTTCAAGTGGCGACACAGAGCATTTAAAGTACTTCTCCACCTTTAATTGCCTCATCGCCCATTTAAGCTGTGCAAAACAACTATCACGTAGAGTTCGCTCTGTCTTACGCACTACCAACCAATTAATAGCAGAATTTTCCATTATCTCTACAATCACTTTTAATGATTGCGTAGATGACTTCTTGCTAGCACGACTGCCTTTGACTACTTTATAGCGGCCTTTAAACCTCCAAAATGCTCCATATCCCTTGCCGATGATATCAGGCAGATAGACCTTTTCACATTTAATCGGCAATCTCATCACCGCCTACGATGATCACTGGTTGTAAATCGATAGTTGTGTCGCCAGATAGGATTCGATGTCGTTTGGCCATAAGTTCAAGAGCCTTTAGTCTGGACCTTTCATCCGGCGGCTTATCCATGATACGGGCTGTCGACCAACCATCTCCTTGTCCCTCAATTACAACGGTCTTTTCTGTTGATAGACCAAGCGCAATCCTTGTAAGCTCATATTCGACCTGTTTAGCCGTCATGATATTTTCGTCCAAATAAGCATCTCTGAGCTCGGTAACCCTTGATTTTATGTCATCATTAGTCATCAGACGACTACCTTGCATCTTGGCTGTTTTTTTAGAATAGCCAGTGCGAATAGCAGCCTGTGTCGCATTCATATCCTTGATGTACTCATGGCAAAATTTTTCATGCCGTTTATTTTTTAATGCAGCCACTATCTCACCTCCTGGCTACTTCAATACACCTTTATTTTGTTTGTACTTGCCACGCTCCTTATGAACTTTTGCCGTTTTAGTTTTGACTAAAGAAAGTGAAGGCGCATACGATTTACACATATGGTCAATATGAATGCCATTCGCTTTACACCAGCCCTTAACATTGTTTAAGCATCGTCTCTTTTCACAATACACATCAGTCAATCGTATTCACCTCGCCTCCTTAAATTTGCATATAAAAAGACCACCTAACCGTTAGATTAAGTGGTCTTTTCGTTTTAGTGTTCTAGGTTTCACTGTGTCGTTGAGAGATAGAGTATTTGTTGTCCCATTAACTCACACTATCATTATAAATTGTCAAAAAGGACATGTCTAGGACAGTTTTGGGACAATTTTATTAAGCTATTTTTGTATTCAGCCCAATAACACCCCAGAGCAATACGGATAGTTCTTCAATTCCCCTAGAGATGTAGCGTTTGATGGTACGAACATCTGGCTTTTCAGGAAAGGATTCAGCTATCTGCTCTAACGTTTCTCCATTAATATAATACCTGCGCATGCACTCACAATACTTAAATTGCTTTGTGTTGCACTTCTCAGCATAGATATCAAGCATATTATTCACATGCCTCATCATCAATGCTGTTTTTTCTTTACTTTTAACAATGGCATTTACCCTTACTATGCTATTGTCATCGAACATATCAACTAGCAGTTCATTGAGCCATATATCCTCGGCTTGTGTCGAATCCGAGATAGCATTGTCTACATAAGACTGCAGCTGACTGTAATGCTTTAACAACTTGATCGTGTTGTGTCGAAGTTTGCGACCGAGTTGAGCATTTTCTTGCTTAGCTAATTCATAGTAAGTTTTAGTTGCCACCTCTGTGGCCAACCTTGTGATTTTCTCAATATCATATTCATTCAAATATGTTGCCCCCTTTTACAATTATTTTTTTGTTTTAGTCCGAATTTGTATACCAGCTTCATAAGAAATAATTAAATATAATTAGTATTTACACTACAATAAGCCTGCCTTTGCTATCAACAGGATACGATTTTGTTTCTAAAACCACATGACCTTTATTTTTATAGCCATATTTCTTTTCCCATTCACGGAATACCTTTGTTAATGCTGTGCTCAGCTCATCAAGATGTTCAGTCTTAACATTTGATAAATAATCACAAGCCCATTCAGCTATTTCATAATCAATATCATAATTGATAATGTCTTCAATCACTCGTTCTGCATCAACTTCTGGAGTGTAATAATTAGGATGTCCTATTTTCACAACTCGTTCAAACTCATCTGTGAACCATATTTCTTTTAAATCAGGTTCCCAATCCACGTAATCATCGATAGCCTCTTGTATTGTATCTTGTGGATCACCTGCATTTCCGTAGTCATCGACCCAACACCATTTATCCTTATCTTCGATTAGCATCAATTTCACATCCAATCAATAGCTCTACACGTTCTTTAAGATTTAGTCTTGGCTCTTCCGGTTGATGAACAACATACTCAATTTCGGAGCCGCCAAACATTTCGTCATACATTATAACTTCAATGTCTTTCTTTTCTACTCTGCTCAAGGCTTCTTCTAACTCTTTAACAGTCATTTTATACCTCCACTAATTTTATAATCACAAGAATATACCCATATTTTCCGTGATGTGTAAGATTACAAAATTTTCATCATCCTGAATAATCTCATCAGCCATAGTGCCGATGAACTTTCGATTATCGTTTTCTAGCACACCTGCTAACTGCAGCCCGTCAAGAATAAACTTCTTAGCAAATGCCACGTTATCAGGATCATGCCTGGTTGAAGAATGCCATTCAAATAATAGGTCTACTTTCCCATTAACTGATTGTATCTGCTGTGATAAGCATTGCTCTTTAACCTGCTCAGTGCATTTCTTTTTCATAGCAGCTGCAGCTATAGTCGAACCACGTTCACAATCGATATACTCATTCAATGTCGGGAACCGGTCATGAGTTTTCTTTCTAAACCTGAATTGGCATCTTAATAGAAGCTTCATCGATGTGATGCTCCATTGAATATAGCCACCGCATATTCGCCACGTAGGCGGTCATATACTCTTTGACTATAATTCTTTTCAGTCCAAGCATCGCTGTAATTCGTCGTAAGAATTATGGGTTTCATCCGGTTGTAGCGATCAATAATGATGCTTTCAACCTTAGACGGTACCCAATCAGACTTGGAATACTCCGCCCCAAAATCATCAAGTAATAGCAATGGGATATTTCTAAGTTTTTGCTCAAATCTTAGATAAGCCACATTGTCGCCTTTAGACAATGTAAGCATGGTATCTAATAGATTAGGCATTGAAATCATTAGACACCCTTTGCCTAATGCCATAGCTCGTTTTAGGATACTCACCGCAATTGATGTCTTGCCGGTACCAGCTGGGCCCCTTAATATGAGGCCCTTGCCAGAATCAAGATTAACTTTCAGATTATCAGAGTACTTTTTAACTACGTCGTAAGCTTCAGCGTTCTCTTTTGGAAAGCTGCCGTGTTTACGCAACCAGTCAAAATCCATATCATAATAGCGCTTAGGAATTCCAACTGCAGCATAGGTGGTGTTAACGTTAGTTTGAATGACTACTGGTTCATCGTAGACCGGATAAAAGAACTCATTTTTTACCGTGGACTCTTTGATATTCCTTTTCCCAGTCGACGTCTTCGTCCTTTCTCGAATTTTTTCGAGACATTCCTCTAGCATTGCTGTTAAATTTGCTTGTTCCATTATCCTTTGCTGCCTCCTCCCTAATCTTGTTATTTAGAACGGCGGTGATGTATGCGATACTAGCTTTCCCTACTTCGCTAGATTTACTAATGGCATTAATAACTTCACTTTCACCAAAGTCATTAACAAGACATTCTAGTTTCTCTTTTGTAACAGAAGAAATTTCACCTACATCATTCATATAAATCTTGAATACGTTTTTATATGGATCATGTTTTTTTGATTCATCATCAAACATAGATAAGATTTCCTTATCTAATTTTTCATTTTCGTGCGCCTCATTATATGAATATGAATATATATTCCCTTTCCTTTCCTTTCCTTTAGCTTGATTTGCTTCGTTTGCTTCATTTGCTTGAAGCATTTGCTTCGTTTTGCTTCGTTGTTCTGCGCTCTTGAGCCCACCTAAACGCCCAGCCTCGCTGCGTTTGCGGGATATTTCAACCTGCTTATTTTTTCGAAGCAAATTCCGTCGAACGAGAGATGGGGACCAGAAATACTCTCCATCAGTCTCTAGCAATTCGCACTCATTTATAAGCAAATTTATAAATGCTTCAGCTTGCTTAGTTTTGCTTGCATTTGCTTCGTTGCTTGAAGCATTTGCTTCGTTTTGCTTCATTCCAAACGCTATACCTAACCCTGTGAACGTGATTTTATCCATTGGTAATTTATAATCCTCTTGAACGGCTAATTGCTCAATAAGTATCCACCACCATGCGTATGCAATTACCCCGCATAGTTCTTTCATCACGATGATTTTAGGATCATTGCTGGCATTGACGTCGTGACTGAAGTAGTATACGTCCCTACCCATTCATTATTCCTCATCTATAAATAAATTATCCTGGGCTCGACGTCCCATAATAAACTTAACGGACTCATCGATTAAGTCTTGAACAGAGATAGCAAATGTAGAGTCTGCATATTCAACATTTAACCAGTCCGTTTTAAATTTAAATTCGTTAGGAGTATTCATATCAGACACGATACCTTCGACACCAACATGGCTAATAAGGTCTTCAATATCGACATACTTAAATTTGAATGTATTTACCAAGAATGGGATTTTAAATTCTTCCAAGAATTCAAAATTTTTCTTTACAATAGACTGCAGTTTACTAAATGCTTGCAGAAGTTCAGGACGTGGATCATCTTTAGATTTTAGAGTAAATACATCCGTAAGACCTGTGGCAGATGGTTTCTGATAGGCGATACTGATATCGTTATCTTTAATTTGAATTGATTTAATAATCATAAAGGACTCCTTTCTTGTTCTACGATTACTAATTTACCAGTAGCGGCTTGAACAGCTCGCTTAAATGCTTCTGCATCGGAGTTGCTGTCTGATAAATGTAGTAGCCGTATATCTTGACACTTAGTTAGGTCCATAGATTTGAGAAATTTAATTACATTTTCTAGCGAAAAGTGAGATTGAATTAATCGTTCCATTCGTTTTTCATCCAGGTAACCGGCTTCTACATGCTGATTTAGGATTTCATAGGAATGGTTGCATTCAACCATGATATGATCAACATCTTTAAATGTGTACCTACAATAATAGGTATCGGTAATATATAAGAGTTTCTCTTCACCGTCAGAAATCAAAAATCCAACATTAGGAACGTCGTGTTCTAATTCAAAAGGTAGAATACTAAAATTACCTATCGTAAATTGAACCTTAGGCGTAATATAGATGGCTTTATGATGTCCTGCTACATACAATGCATCTGCAGTATCTTTTAACATATACACACGATGTCCGAGCTTTAATAGATCATTTACAGCCTTGCTATGGTCGCCGTGTTGATGTGTAATTAATGTGCCGCATAAATGCAGAAAGTTAAACCGGCAATATCTCTGAATGTCTTTAAACGGTAATCCTGCATCCAGTAGCAGTTCATCACCATTTATTGAGGTTTTGATTCGGTAGCAGTTCCCTTTCGAGCTACTACCGAATGCTTGAATGCTGATCACAATTAATCACCAAACATATTGACTACTTCGCCAGTTTCCGGATTAACGAACTCATTGGTGGTGGTAGGTTCAATATCGATTACTTCACTATTAGCATTTTGATTAATGGTTTCAGCAACTATATCCGCCGTATCAATAACCTTTCCTTCAACATCGATGATTTCATCTGCAGTTTGTAAACCCATTGAGATTTCAGGCGCTGTAGTTCTAATTAACCATGCTGCGGCTCTATAACGTAACATTTGATCCGGCATAGTTTTCCATTTAGAGCCTTTCTTGTCATACCAACCTTCCTGTTTAGCTAGTGCGATTGTTACTTCAGGACCTGCGATAATTTCATCTGAGCCCTTTTCACGAGTATAAGCAATAATACCTTGGGAGTCCGTTCCTTTTTCGCCAGTAGGTCTATATTTAATAGCTTCAAATCGTCCACATTGATTGAATGTTGCAATCAAAAACTTTGAAGACCAACCAGGATTACCATATACGATGTATAGATTTTGCATCACCATTAAAGGGCTAGCGTTCATTCGTGTTGCCATTTCTAATGCGATAATAGCATTCCCCATATTTTGTTCACCCTGGAATTGTTGAGGGACCAACGTGGAATGTGTAAACATTTTTGCTTGTCGTTGTAATAGTTCAAATCCTTCTGCAGATTGAAAGCCAGGTAAATTTGTATGTTGCTTTACAGTTACTTCATTTGCCATTATGTACCTCCTATGCCACATTTTCGCATACAGCGTGGATATCTAAATTAGATAAAATATTATGAATTTCTAAACGGCCCTTTTGAGTCCATTTAGTTGTGATTTTAGAGTCTAAGCGACCATCGCTTCTGCAGAACGTAAAGGTTTCGGATTTAGTGAAGCCTTTTGACATATGCTGTTTATAGAGAATCCATTGATCACCGACCTTACGTTGTAGACCAGCTTCATGTAAGATTTTATTTAATTCTTGAGCACTCATGCCATAGTCAGCAGCAATTTGTGTAATGGTTAAGCATGATTTACTTGAGAGAATTTTATCAACGTAATCCTTAACCGGTTTAAATTCAGCTATCTGTTGCTCTTGTTGAGCAACAATAGCCTTTGTCGCATTGTGCGATTCTACCTCATTTGCGTATGCTCTAAGAGCTTCAGGTAATGACTTTGGAATTGCTATAGAGTAGGAACCGGTTTTTCTAATAGCAGGTATTACATCATGTGTAATCCAACGTTTAAATTCTTTTGCTTCGGGTTTTCGACTAGAAAGAACCAAACTATACAGTCCGTATTCATTTACAGTTAATAAATTTTGATGCCCGCCAGGGGTAGGAATTGAATTCGTACCCTTTTCATCTGCATCTAAACGACCTACTGCTTTTGATGTATCGCCAAGACCTAAACATTCACATACATCTTTTGCTACAAACCACAATTCATTATCTAACTCCTGGACTCTAACCTGCCCGAAAGAAATATTATTGAAAACCTGTAAGTTCTCCATATCTACACCTCCTTAACCACAAGTTGCGGCGCTGATTCATCAACAATCAACTTAATTGTTTGGCTATTAACTGGAACGAATTCAGTTACTGCTTCCGCATTATCGATAAACACTGGCGCATTAACTTTGAAATAGCTAGTTAATGCATTGATAATGTCTAATCCGACATTAATTCTCGCAGCATTATTCATGCTACGATATGGAACGCCTTTGTAAGTGGTTTCACAACATTCTTCAACATTGCCATTCAACATGACATTAAACATTTTAAAGCGCGCTAATTTGAATCGTGAGTTAATGCTTTCTTCCAACATGTTAACCTTAGCCTTAACGAATTCATCCATCAGATATGATGCTTCATCGAGCTTCATTTTTTCTTCGGATAATTCAGCCTGCTTTGTCTCGAGTTCTGACACACGGAGTTCAATACGCTTAATTTCAGCAGACTTATTGAGCTCTTGTTCTAACTTCATACGTTCGGTTTTGTTGTCTGATATTTT